CACTTCGATATATGACTCTGTGAATACATCTTTTAGCTTGTTCATGAAAGTTTCAGCGATTTCTGTACGTAAGCCAGTTTGAACTGCTAGCTTGTTGTCTTCCATCCACTGCTCAACTACGTAGTTTAGGTAAGAATCTACTTTTTCTACGAGATCAGATTTTGTTGTTGCAATTTCCTCAGCAAGCTCGTTAGCATAGTTTTCTTCGAGTGTTTCGATTTCTTCTGCTAATTTTGCTTTCATTGCTGATTCAAAGATGATGGCAGTTTTCTCTTTGAACTCTTCTGATAGAGTTGCTTCAGATTCAACTAATGCATCTAATTCGCCTGCATAGTCATATGCAACGTTTGGAGTTTCAGCTAATGTTTCATCAGCTTCTACTTCATTCATTTCCATATACTTGCCATAATTAGCCTGAAGTTCTTTCTTAGACTTCTTAGCCATATGACCATACATTGCTTGCAACATACCTGCTTTTGTTTTCGGCATCGGCATATTTACGCCCTGCTTAGGAGCTGGCTCTGGAGCCTTTGCTGTTTTACCAGCTGCGCCTTTAACAGATGCGACAGATGCGTCTTCCGCATTTTTTGGGTCGTGAGCTTCTTCCACAACGTCCTCGTCATGGAGATCTGCTTCGGTGACCTGATTTTCTAGATCAGACATGCTATTCTCCTTACATGCTCTTTTGTTTGAGTAACGAGAGGAAATTCTTATACTCACGAACCTGAGTCTCATAGAGATCAGTACGTGGAGCTTGTTTAATTTCAGTCTCCATTTCTTCAATTGCCCTGGCTTCGATAATGCCGTTATTCCAAACCCAGTCTACACCTTCCATAATTCCATTAACGAAAGCATTCGGTGCTGATGGATCTTGTACGATATCAACCGTATTAAGAATAAAATCGTCTTTGACGACTGCTGTACCATTACGTTGCTCAAGACTTCCCATACCACGAGTTGACACGCCTAATTGAACACCGCCCTCAAGCAAACCTTTTACGATCTGTCCCATAGGAGTATCCAGTACTTGTGCCTTACCCATCACATTATTACCCTCAAATTGAAGATCGGTAATTAGATGGGATACCTTATCTAAATTAACTGTTGGGCCTTCCGGATGGTTTAGCTCTCCAACAGCTCGTTTAGTTTTAACTTGATCAGTGACATATTTGTCAACTGCTTTTTCTAATATCGCTTTAGGATAAATTCGTCCATTACGGTTCTTTGATTCGGCCATAGCAAAAACACCCTCGATGAGATATTTCTTCGAGCCGTCTTCTTTTTTCTCCACGATGCATTGTACATCGCTTTCGTTGTATTCCGTAATAAGTTTCATTTATCTTAAACCTGTGATAATTATGTTACACTTATTTATAACAAATTAATCTTCTACTTCTGTTTCCTCTTGATCAGTATCTGAAGTATATTCTTCCGCACCATCTTCTAGGTCGTCTTCATATTCTTCATCACCATCTTCAAGGTCTAATTCCATTTGTTCTTCGTCAGGTGGCTCTGCACCATTATAAACTTGTTGTGCTAATGCTACTTTCTCAGCATCTAAAGCATCATTAAGTTTATCACCTAATAAATCATTGAAAGTTGATTGTGCACCTGCAAAATTCTTTTGTAGAATATCATCCACAAATGTTTGCATAGGATTAACCTCAACTTCAGGTTCCATTACTTCGGCTTCATCGTTCATTATCATCTCCTTGATTCTCTGGTTCTTCGCCATTATCAACTTCACCAGACTTTACTTCACCGTCAATTTCTTTCTTTATTCTGTCTATATCGTCATCATCTAACATAAGAATATTTTTCATAGCCCATTCTTTTGAATAGTATTCGCCAATATAATTTTGTGCTAAATCCATGGTCTGCAATCTTTCGCGGATTAGTTCAGCATCTCTGAGTTCAGCAAAATGATTGTCATGTGCATATTCAACAACTAAATCATTTTCCCATTCTTTCCAGTCTTCATCAGCAATTACACCTTTTAGTATAAGCTGTTTGCGAAGAATCTCTAAGAAGAGAGCCGAGAATCTACGACGTAGACGCTCAACAAACTTCTGGAATTTTAATTCATCTCTATTGATTTCTGTAGATCGACCAAGTATATTCGCACTTTGATCTTGCTCAAGACGTGAGATAGGTACATTAAGAGATTTATATAGACGTTTCTGAAAATATATAATATCATCTATTTGGCCAAGGTTTTCACCACCTGGCAATGTACTAATCTCCGTTCCTCGGCCACCTTCTTTTCGTGGTAACCAGAAATCTTCAAGCATTGACATATGTTTACGATCATCTTTTAGTCTACCTGTAGTCTGATCATAAACAAGCTTGTTACGATACTGAGTCATGATCTTCTTCATGTACTCTTCAGCTTTACCAGTTGGCATATTACCTACATCGATATAAAAGATACGACGTTCAGGTGCACGTGCAAGACGATAAATGACTAATGAGTCTTCCATCATTCTTAACTGGTTTAATGGCTTCAGTGATTTCTGAAGATATGATATAACTCTTTTACGATCTTGATCCAATAGACCAGATGTAACATAACTCACGGCGTCTGTTGTAAGTTTAACACCTTGTTTAGTTTGACCTGGTTTCTCTTGGTAAATAAAGTGCTCATCAACCTTTTCGATTAATTCAGCACCGGTAACCGGGTCTTTCTTCTTCTTAATCTCTTTTACTTTACGTATCTTCGTAGCATCGATAGGACGGATATCTTGAATACCCATTTTCATATTTGCTTCGTTTACTACGAGATGATGATAAATTCGACCGTCTACATACCAACGACGGAAGATGTCATGCCCCAGTTCATTAAACTTAAGCATTACACATATGTTATTAAATTCTTCTTGTATATTCTTTTTAATCTTATCTGATATTTCAACGTTATCCATATTGATAGTAACTGTTGAACCATCATTTGCAATTGAGATTGATTCATTTACAATGTCTTCAATTGCTGCATCAACTTCAGGATGCATAGCAACACCACGGTATTGCTTAATCTTTAATATATTATCTTTAAATTCGTCACCGTCAATATTAACGTATTGACCGAAGTGAGATCCGGATGCAGTTACGTAACCTGCGCCATCCTCATCAATGGGCGGTACAATAGAATCCATCTGATTCTTCTTAGAAGGCTTGTCTTGCTTTCTACGTATTTCAAATCCAAATAATGTAAATCCGTTATTCTCTGCCATATTCTTACCTACAAAAAATAGTTTAGCAAAGGGCCTTTCGGCCCTTCACATATTATTTATAACTTCTTACGAAGTGGTATTTGACTCCCAATACTGGATTGTGAAGGTAGTAATAAACTCTTCAATCGCTCCAGTGTTGTCATAGTTAAGCTCAATTTCTCCAACTTCTGTAGGAAATGCTCCTCTGAAATCATATCGCTTAACTGATGTGCCGTCTCTATCTAATTGCTCTACAATTAAGTCAGCCTGGTAATCAGTTGGATTTACAAGACCAACATTGGTTGTATGTCCATTAATACCATTCATCCATCTTTCCATTGCATCACGCACATTAAAGTCAGTATCGTTTATTACTGTTACTGTCCATGGTGCAAACGTACGTTCGCCAGCTATTTGTAACTGACGACCGCGGAAAGCGATCGGCACAGGTTCAATAGTTGATGCCGGTAATTGTGCACCCTTACACATAAAGGATGTCATTTCAACGTCACCAGCTGCATAGCCTGGAAAGTTAATTGTTGCTTTAAACAGATTAGAGCGAGCGCCACCACCACGTAGTTTTGCTTTAAAATCATCTACTCCTAGAATAGCCATTTTGTTTTCTCCTTACCGCTACTATATGCCAACTACTTCTTCGAAGTCAGCACCCGTTCTAGTCGCCACAAAATTCAATGTGATGAAGTTGATTGAGCGTGCTGGCTTGATGAAGAGTGTCGCCACAAATTCATTTCTGTCAATTACTGAAGCGGTATTGTTTGTTTCATCACAGACTACTTTAAAGTCTGTAATTCCACGTCGACCTTTTACTTCACGAAGTAGAGGTTCTACGTTATTTACAAATTCAGCTCGAGTAAACTCGTCGTTTAGTTCAAAGAGAGAAGCTTTAGCGAATTCACCGATTGCTTTTTCTAATGATGTAAACAATCTACGAACATTAATACGATCAAATGCTGATGGTCTGTTCATGTGTGTTTTATCACCATAGAGCATAACTCCTTGACCAGGAATATTTGCAATAGGATTAACTCCGCCTTTATAGAGGGTATCTCTTTGAGCTTTAGTTGGTGAGTAAGCCAATGAGGTAATACCTAGATAATTACCACGTCTTGTTCCAGCAGGTGATACCCATGGAGCAGCATTGTTATCTGTTGCGGCCATGATTCCGGCTGTTGAAGATGCGGCAGGTATCATGATATATTTGTCATTGTACTTATCATATACCTTTAGAAAGTTGTTGTCAACTACTAGGTATGATCCGTATGTCATATCTTTAGCGGTTAGCATAGTATTTGTAACCATAGTAGCAGGACTTGCTACTCCTACAACGTCACTCCTTGCGGGTGATGCTACTGCTATACAATCTTTACGAGCAACGGCTGTTGCCATAATATCGTTAGTGACTGTTACGTGATCTACTCTAGCGCTCATCGCATTAGCAAATAGAATATCTACGGGAACCGTATCTTCGTCTTCTAATGCGTCAAAGGCTGTTGCAACTGTTCCAGTTGTGTTAGCGTTTTGATTGACACCACCTGTTAAATCTATTGTAAGAACAGCTGCTGGAGTTGTCAAGTAGTCTTTACCACTTGCAAGTGCCGATCCGGCGTCTGCATCGAATCTCGATCCAGCTGTACCAAATCCAGCCATCCATACATAAGCTGATCCTGTATTAACTACATTTTTGATATAGTTAGTAGATCCATCTGGTGTTTTTGCATCTGTTGCTAACGATACATGTGGGAAAGTTTCTAAAACTGCACCCTTTGAACCGAAGTTTCCGTTAACGTCTACGACTGCAACGTGTACTTCGTCATTGGTTGCACCCTCAGCCGTAGCTGAAGTTGATGTTCCGGGGAATGTATCGAATTCTGATTTATATGCCCAACCATCAAAGGTTGTCTCATCTGCTGGACATACTGAAATTGTTAAACCAGTACCCAAAGCGCCAGGATACTTTGCTATGAAAGTATGATTTGCGCCAGCGAGTGTTGATTCTTGTGCGTCCCATTCCATTGAATTTCCAATAGCTGGGGCTGTTGCAGAGTCTGCGTCATAAGCATTCTTTGCATTTGCGTCTGTTGTCCGTACGACTTTCAAGTTATCGGCATATCGTAGATAATATGCTGCGCTATGAAATTCTACGGAGTTTGCATCGTCAGGTGCGGCAAAAGTTCCTACTAGTTCTGTTTCTGTTGCAACAGTCATAGGTACTCCCACTGGTCCCCAACGAAAATCACCTACCGTACCACCGATTGTAGTGCTAGCTGTACGAATACTTGTACTAGCATCAATCTCTTTGATTACTACGGCAGGACTTGATGAAGGTACTCCAAGTGCCATGTGTTTTTTCCTTTTTAAATAATAAGATCTGTCATAATACGGCGGGTTTTCACTATGTTCTTATTTATAACTTATTAAAAGTCTAGATCTGGACGTTCTTCTATTTGCCATTGTCGTCTATCTTCATCTATTACAGGTATCTGAGGTAACCCATCATCTACAAAACCGAATGGTAATACATCAGCTTCTATCTCTTTCATTCTTTGTTCAAATAGCATTTCTTTTAAATTAATATCTGTTAATTCACCAAAGTAATTTGTACCAGCAAAATAGCCAAATAATACTAGATTCATAACTAAGTCATCATGATTACCTTGTGAGGCTTCATATGATTGACCCTTTGCCTCAAACGTAGATATTTCTAATATTGTTTGTTGATCTACAACCTCAAGTTTATTATTCTCTAGTAAGTCTTTAAATGATGAGCAACCAATACGTTTGACCTTTCGTGTCATTTCAATACCTAGTCCACTTGATTTAACCGCTGATTCAACATGAAAGTTCTCATATTCTAAATCATGATATAAACCATTACAGACAACTTGACCTGCATCATTTGCCTCAACAACTACATAAGCATTGTTGTAGGCTTTCGCAAATTTATAAATAAAATCAGGGAAGAGAATAGGCGAGATAAGGTTATTGCGATATACAGCAACCTGTTTAAAAGGCCTCGTGCTAATGTCGACTACATTAAAAGTACTATAGTCCTGGCCTCTTCCCTTCGCAACATCTACTACCACAACATATTCATGTTTAGGTATAGCTTCCTCATAAATTAATGCATCACCTTTTACTTGTATAGGATCTTTTGCCCGTAAACTCATAAGAGTTTCGGCATTTATTAATGTATCACCTGTACCAAAGAATGTATTGCCAAACTCCTGATCAAATTGTAATCTAGAAGTATTGGCAATAGTTTCTTCTTTCCACTTCTCATCACGTCCGGGCACGTCCCACCAGTCAACTCTAAATGGTTTGAACTGATTTGTTTTTTGTTGTGCTCCCTCCCAAATTTTATGGAAGACATTACCTATACCATTAGCGGTAGAAGTAATAATCACTTTTGTATCTTTACCTGATGAAATCACCGGATATGTGGATGTGAAAAATTGTGCATCATTCTCAACAAATGCAAATTCGTCTAAGAACAATAAGTTAATAGAAAGACCACGAATCGATGAGCCGGATGTGGCTGCCGCAATGATCTTACTATTATTCGAAAATTCTAATGAACCTTTGTTTAAGGCTTTTGTACCTGGTTGTAGAAAGAACGGAAGGTTCTCTAGCATAAGAGTTATACGTGCAAGCATCTCACGTGCAGTTGCACCTTTGTTAGCGAGTACAGCTACTGTTTTTTCTGAGTGAAATAAAACAAACCATAGAATATATGCAACAGATGATATAGATTTACCGGACTGACGACAAGCCAATACGATATTAAATCTATGATTGTTAAATGATTCGAACATTTTCTCTTGATAAGGATATAGGTCGAAGTCAACTAAGCCTTCGTCAAGAGAAATAACTTTACAGTATTCTCGTGCAAAGTGTATAGGGTCTTTCATACACTTTTGATATTCTATAATTTCTTCTTGGGTCCACGATGTGACAATACCGTCACGTTTTACATTTGGATTCCCTAAATATCCATCATTCATCTTTTAATCTGGGCGTCAAATCTATCACGTTATTAGCTGGCTTTGCAGTCTTTTCTACATCTTGTAACATTCTTTGTAAATCAGTTGTAGAACCGATAAACAAATTATTATTAGTTGTGCCTTCAGCCTTCATAGGAATATCACTTTTATTGATATCTTTATTCTTTTTATTGAGATCCATCAACTTGTCATTTACATCACCGACATTCTTAATCATACCAGATAAGACTTCGATAGCACGAGGATGCTCGGACTGTTGAGCAATCTCAATAGCCAAGTCAAGGGCATCTTTGCCTTTCTCTATTAACTCATAATAAGTTTGTCGAGAATATTCGTAGTCATTTGCAATCTTATCACTATCCATAACTCACCTATAAATCGCTATCACCATAGTAAGTAGTATTATAACCTTGAAATCCAGGATCACTAGGTGTTAAACTAAAAAACTTCGGCGTATAATGTACACTAAATCCAAACTCATCTGAATCATCATCATTAAAATCGT